CAGCGCCTGTTAGGGCGATTGTCTCTAATTCAGAAAAGGGCCCGTTAACAGAGGTGGCCTTATAAACCACCAACTCGTCAAAGATAGCCGCTACTTCTGCGGTATCAAGCACAGTTATGGTTACGGTGCCCTGTAGGACAGACGTTATTACTGGTTTGAGAACTGACATTTATCTAGGTGCCTCCTTCTAGAAGTATACTTGATCTAATCTCCTAATTAAATGTCTCATGTGCGCCTCTTTTCCGGCGCGTAGTTTGCTAGCGGCAAGGGCCTTTTTCAACACCGACCTGTCTCTACATTTATCGATAAGGGTCTTCGCAGTAACAATCTCGCTCTCAAGAATCTGTAGAGCCAGGGCCCTACTCTCTGCTTGAGTGTCATCTCGCCGAACAAGATTCTTACCTGCTCCCCGGGCGGTGCCTTTGCGGGGCTGGTTCCCAATGGCCTCTTCCTCGAAGTAAGCCTCTCCTTCGTCTTTGTAAAATGCCCAAACGGGATCCTGGAAATAAGTTTCTCTGAGCCAGTTAACAAAAGTAGACCCTTTGTTCTTTCCACTCTTCTCTCCTACAACTACGTAGGCATCATCAAAGCTAAGAGAAAATCCGGGATTAATGGCTCTCTGTAAAACAAACAAGGTCCGATCGCTTTCGTTTTTAACAAAACCTTTCATAATTTATTCCTCTCCCTCGGGAAAATGTTCCGAGTTAATATATCTTGTATCATAATATTTGTCCAAGTATTTATCGTTGAAGTTGTGAAGGTAGTTGGATAAGCGATGTATTAGAACTGAAGTTATGGTAAGGTCTACCCAATACCAACCAGTTAAATTATACGCCAACCCAAGTAGAAAAACAACTCCGACAGCTACCCAGACTGAAAAACAATATCCGCAACTAAAGAGCGTATCTAGCCAAGTTCCTCCGGACTTAATAAATTTCCTAATAGGCTTGGCAATCTCTGACTTTATAATGAGTTCCGTCACAGCCTCCGTTAGTAAAATAGCGGATAGAAATTTTAAAACGGAAACAACGATAGCTGAAAATAACATGAAAACTCCTCTACTGGTAAACTATGGTACAATTTGCTCCATTAGCAAATGACTCGGTTAGTATGGTCAGCCCGTTGATGTTGGGGAATGCGAATCCAAATTCTAAGGAATTTCCACGGGCGGTTGCCACGTCTATAATTGCAACAACCAAACCGCCGGCAGAGGCATTATTATAGACGGTAATCGTTCCTGCTGCGGAACTGCCTCCGTTTACCACAATTCTGAAAAGCTTAGCCGTACGGCTGCCTCCTGTGACAACAGTGGTAGTACTAGAGTCAATATACTCGTGACGGACCGTATCATATAGTGTATTGGTGAGCATTGTTTCCTCCTAGTGCCAGACCTTGGTAACAGGGCGGGGAGACCATGTTTTTACCTAGGACAAACCAAGGCCTGGCTAGAATGTCTTGTGTTGGTACAAAAAAACCGACAGGGGGCTAGTTGCAAGACCCTATCGGCAACTGTATTTCCCCATATTGTATACCCCATTATTCTGGATCCTAAAGGAAGGGGACCAACAGGCCCCCCTCCAATAGAATGTAATAATATTACGATCGGTCGATAACTCCAATGGCAACCATTCGAGAATCGAGTAGAGCGAAACCAACTTCTTCCCAGCCGAAGAAACCTTGCTTCTGCTGTCGGAGTAGGGTTGGATCGTCATGAGCCTCAAATTCCTTTCGAACAGGCATCACTAGAGAGTCATTAACGGAAAGATCAAATCCGTAGACCTGAGTCTCACCAGCGGTCGTTACAGCGCCGTTAGAGTCAACTTCGTTAACGTTAGTTGGCGTGTAATCGTTGAAATCACCAGAACCGTCTACCTGGAAAATTCCGAAAGTAGAAGCGGCGGTGTTAATGTTAAATCGACCAGAAGCACCAAGCTGGAATACCTCGTGAAGATTGATGTTCCAAATTCGGCCAAGGCCAGCAGCCGTGAAAATCTCTCGGCGTGTGACTGGGTCGATCTGGGTATCAGTCCATTCACGAATGTCAGCAGCGTCTTCAGGCGAAATGTAAAGATCCGTTAGGGATCTTCGAGTTCGCTTAAAGCCTACTAGCATTAGGTTAAGAAGTTCCTTGGACAGGAAGTTCTCACCGGTAGAACCGGCAGGTACCTGGTAAATGGGGGCACCTCGCGCACCAAGAAGACCTTGTCCGGCGAATGCTGTGGTAGCACCTGGAGTAATAACTCTCCAACCAGACTCTTCTTCGTAGTCAGCGATAGCGCGGGCGGAGTTTCGAGCAGCCCTCTCGGGAATGTCGATGCGAGAGTCTCGTGCATAAGTAACCTTCCAATCAGCAGAAACGCTGATGGAGAAGGTGGGCACGAATACTTCCTCGCCTACGCCTTCAATGAAGTTCTGAGCAATATATCCGAGACCGGGCAGTACGAATACTGGGATCTCGAAGTCGTCCGCGACTGGGTAAACAGCCTGCGCACCAGGAGCTAGACGCTCGACAGCAAATAGCTGTCGCATAATGGATGCGTCTCGAATCTCCTGAAGGATCGGCACTGTTAGTGCCTGAGCAAACGCCTTATATGCTTCGACACCCTCGGGAGTGTCAATAGCGGCTGTTGCTTTAAAAAGTTCAGCGAGCTTTTGTCTATCCATTTTGGATATCCTCCTTTGGGTTTATATTAGAATCTTAATTCTTAGGTTGTTTCCTGCTGCCACAGCATCAGAATCAAGTGTGTTCTGAGCGATGGCAACTACGTCAGAATTGACCTCACTTACGCCTGTGGGAGTAACAACTCCCTCAGCGCCTGTGGTGAGTTCAACACCGGCAGTATACGTAGTAGCGGTGTTATAGTGGGTGGTGTCATAAATACCCAAATGGGCAACACCTACGGGATCACCCGTGAACGCGTCCGAACTACCCAAATCGCCGGGAAGTCGGAATCCAGTTGGATGAGCAGAAGACTCTGCCCTAACGTTCTGCATGAGGAACCCGTAAGGATCTCCAGATGGTGAACCACTCACGACGGCGACCAACTGATCACCGGAGAGATAAACAACGGCTCCGGCGGTTGCGGTCGCAATCCATTCAGAATCATGAGTTAAAAATTGATTCTGGACAACCGGGTCACGTGGAATGAATACCATATGTATGTTCCTCCTTATTCAGAGTTTTTATCGTCGTGCTTCTCAGCATAGACATTTTCCCATGCTTGGGTTAGTTCTGCCTTCATAGTAAGATTTGGTCTAAGCTCTTGATCAAGAGCCTTGGCGATAGCTTCGCCTGGGGACATTGACGCCACTTCCTTCTTAAGAGTCTCATCAGACGCAGTTTCCTCCGTCTCAATCTTCTCTTCACTTGTATCGGCATCTTCCGAGGAAGGAGTAGTTCGGTTGGCGGAAACTTCCGCTACCTTGGCTACAACTTGCTGGACGAGTTCAACACACTTGGAATCAGCGGTGTCACATCCTAGTCTTTCAGCTATCTCTTTGACTTCATTCTCATCAAGATTGGCCAAATCTAAAACTTTGTCCTCATCCGAATCTTCTGAATCGGTGACATCAAACTTTGCCTTAAGAGCAGATAGTTCACTCTTATAAGACTGGAACTCTCCATCTGACATGTCTCGAATCTTAGCGTACTGAGCTTCAGCACTCTCTTCATCAAGGGTTACGCCAGCTTCATCAAGTTCAGCCATGCGGCTTGCTGCAGTCTCTTCTCGTGCAATTGTATCTAGAGCAGCCTGGGCTACTGATGCACGATCGTTTGCTTCCTGTAGGGCAGCTTCGAGTTCTACTAGCTTCTCGTTAGCAGCTACCTCAGCCTCTGTGGGCGTGGAAACATCGAGGTTTGCAAGAGCTTCTTCATATTCAGCAATCTTTGCATCCTTTGCCTCTAGGGATGTTTTCAGTGCTTGAAATGTCTCTTTAGCCTCTTTAAGGGCCTCCTCAGCCTCGGCACGTGCCTCGGCATCTTCTCTGGAAGAAAGGGCGGCCTCTACGCGAGCTTGAACCGCAGCGTCGAATTCTTCCTCAGTCATGGACTTAAGAATCTGGTTCATAGCTATTCTTCCTCCTTTTGGTTGAAGTTTGTCCGATTATTGCCCCCGCAATATCTGACAGGTGTGCTCTTTGTGTCACACTTCCTCGCATCTACTCCGTTTCCGTTTCCTTCACTAAAACGTAGTGAAAACGTTAATTATGTCTTATGTCAGGCGAACTCGTACTGCGCCTGAGTTGTGGTATAGAGCGCCAATTGGGACACCCGCAGCTTCTGCGTTAGTATCATTACTAGCATCTACAAGATTATCGAAAGCGGCCGCTAGGCCTAGCTTTCCGTCAAGTCGGCGAACAACGCCGTCGTCTGGCTTGACATATACTGGTTGTAGGTCTGGCTTTGCCATGTTATATGTCCTCCTTTTCTGTTCTTCTTGTAAGAATCAGCTGATCTTTAGTTACAAATGAATTACCAAATTTGGATTGGAGCTTAGACACTATAACTACGGTGTCTTGCTCCTCTAAAACTTTGATCGCCTTTTCAATTGCGACCTCTCGGTCTTC